TTCACAATGGTATAGTAACCACCATCAGAATAAGAATCTATTGCTATGTATTCAACTACCTTAGTATTCTCATTTGTTAAAGCAATTAAATCAGCAGAGGTTAAACTTTCTCTAGTTGTAACCTTTAAACTTTGTGAGCTTGTAGACGTTGTTAATACTTGCATACATATTAACTAATTTTGTACTTTTTTGTTTCAGAATAAAAATAATTTAATAAATATGTTGTAGTTTAGATATAAATATATATATTTGCAGAAACAATTTTAAATTAAAAACAAATATTATGAATGCACACGAAAGAAAAATTTTAAACTTCTTAAATGATGTTTATTTAACAACTAAAGACGATTACACAAAAGTCACATTACAATCGTTTATTAAGAAACATAGAGTATCAGTTCGTTACGGTAAAATTTTAAATGAAAACTTTTTACACTCAAAACATAGTGGTCAAAATAATCCTTCTAGATTATACAAATGGAGGAGTATAAAGCCAAATTTAAAAATGGTAAATAAAGCTAGAACTGAGGTAAGAAATGATAATTCTAAAAGTATGACTTACCCTAAAAATAAAATTAAACCTAAAAAAGTACAACATAAAATTAAACCTAAAGTTAAAAGTGATACACATAGGGAGGAAGTAATTAAAGAATATAGATATAAAAGTATAAGCATACTTTGGGGATTAATTAAAATAAAATACTAATATGAATTACGCAAAAAAAGTACTAGAACAAGAATTAAAAAAATTAAATCAATCTTTAACTGAGTTTGAAGATGCTAATTGGCAGAGAGGAGTTAGGTTAACTAAACACAAAATAAAACAAGTTAAAAAAACTATTGAGAAAATATGAAAAGATTAATTGAAAGGAAAGTGATTGAATGGGCAAATGAAAGAGGTTTAATCAAAGAAGAAAACGCTACTAAGCAGTTTATAAAACTAACCGAAGAAGTTGGTGAGTTAGCTAGTGCATTACTAAAGAAAGACCCATACGAAACAATAGATGCAATAGGGGATATTCAAGTCGTTTTAATCATACTTTGTGAGCAACTAGGTATAAACTATAAAGAGTGTTTAGAAAGTGCCTACAATGAGATTAAAGATAGAAAAGGTAAGTTAGTAGATGGTAGTTTTATAAAGGAATAACGTACTCGGGTATGTTGTCGTTGCGGATTAATAACTAAAAACATTATAAAATGGTAAAAATTATATTAGAAGATTGGCAAGTAAAGAACTTGCGTGAGTATTTTGGACATAATGATAAAACACAAACATCACATTGGGCATATGAGGTTTTTAATAAAGCCTATAAAGAGCAATGCAATATACCCATTGTTGTAAAATCGTTGCCACAAGAAAATTATTGCAAGGTATGCAAATTACCCACGGATGGAAAAAAGTGTTATAGTGAGCGATGCCCTGTTTAGTGGCTATGTTTTACAACGTTGAAATAAGCAAACGTTTTAATGTTGCTTTATGGAATGTTATTGCAAAAAAAAGGGTAGTTATTAGCTACCCTTTTTTAATTCTATATCATTACTTATGAAGTAACAATAGTCGCAGTTCCAAATAAAGTAATTAAAGCAGCTTCATCAGCAGCATCTAAAAAGTTCGCTGGTATTTTTTCTTGACCAACAAACGTTAATTGATATCCTGAAACATCACCTAATGCAGTACCATTTGAGATAGTACCAGTTGTAACATCCATACCTCTCTCTAAACCAGCTAAGAAGAAATTACCATTGTTATCTTTTACAACAATATTAGGTCTACCATAAGCTAATAATTTCACTATTTTAGTAGTTGCAGCATCTTGTTTTTTCAACTGAATAGATAAAGTTTGCTCTACAAATGTAGTACCATTTTCTCTAGATGAATTGATAGTTTGCTCAAATGAGTTAGTACCTTTCAATTCAAATTTATACAAGTTAGATACACCAGTAACCGTTGATATCATGTCTGTATCTGTAACATCATAAGTCTTTGCAGTAATGTCTCCGTAGTTAATGAAATAGATAGCCTCTAAACCACCTACTACATCCTTACAAACCTCCGCACGACCATTCCCTAATAAACAAGCCATTTTTTAAAGTTTTTAGTTATAAAAAAAGGAGGAGTATTTTACCCCCCCTTTAATTTGAATTTATTTAATTATTAATTTGCAGCGTTTGTAATTCCGTAAGTTACGATATCTTCAACATTTGCATATTGAACACCAGCAGTCATTCTCATGATAATTCTTACATTTTTAGAACCGTCTAAATCAGCCATATCAATAACTTTAATTTCGTTTTGGTCTGAAAGTAAACCAGTTCCGAAAAATAAGTTTGATTTTTCAGCAGCTAACATTTGGTTTGCAGTTAAACCTTCAGCCACTACTAATGGAATACCATCGAACATTAAATCTCCAAATGATTGGTTATTTCCTTTTCCATCAAAACCATTAGCCCCTAAACCACTTGCTCCAAATCCACCTAATGAACGTACATAAAGTTTGTAAGCATTTTGAGAAACATAAATTCTTAAGTCATCTTTACCGTAAACCGCAGCTGGTATTGCATCAGCAACCTTACCTAATTCTGTTGCAATGTTAGCAGCAGTTAAAGTTGTTCCAGCAACCTCATTTGCAGCTGGTAAAGCAGCATCAGTAGTTAACAATGTCATGAAACCATCAAATGAACCTGAAGTACCAGTAGCACCATTCCAAATAGCAGTCTCATTTGCAGCTCCTACTTTTTCAGACATATAAGCTAATAAGTAATCAGCGAATGATTTAGGTAGTACATCGTGTGCAGAGTATCCCATTTCGATAGCAGACCATGTATCTACGAAATCAGATTTACAAAGTTGAACGTTTACTTGTAATTCTTTTGGAGTTATAATTCTTTCAGTTAATGTAACTGTTGATGTTGCTGTGAAATCACATGAAGCATCTTTTAAAAGTCCATCAGTAGCTAATTTATGAAGTACTGCTTTGTACTTTACGTTAGGCATCACTGTTACTAATTCTTTACCTAATGTAGGTGCTGATAATAGTGCTGCTGCTACCCATTTACCTGAATCTTCTCCAGCGTAAGTTGTTGTAATTGAAGTTGTTGTTGCCATTTTTATTTATTATTTAAATTTATAAACTTGTTCTAAAATATTACTAATGTTTGATTTTCCTTTTCCTAGTTTTACAATCTCTACTTGTTGTTTGTTTTCAGGGTTAAATGAAATCGGCTTAACTTCTTCTTCGCTCAATTCAACTTTAACCTCTTCAACTTTTTCTTCAACTTTTGAAAGTTCTGTAATCTTAGCTTTTAACTCCTCAACCTCTTTTTCAAGACTTTCTTTTTCTTCTTTAGAGAAGTGAGTTTCTTTTACTGTTGATTCTACTACTTTTTTAGCAGTTGGTTTTTCTACTTCCATTTCAACCTCTTCCTCAACTTCTGGTTGCTCAGGTTGCTCAACCTCTTCTTGTTTAGCACCAATCTCACCGATAACACCATCTTCTAAAACTTTTAGAATTTGACCGTCTTGTAATTCGTACTCACCAATAGGAAGTGGAACTCTATCCTCTTCGTTTACAATCATAATAGATTGTCCAGCTTCTAAGATGTCGAATTCGATAGTTGTAACACCATCTACTAACATCATTTGTTCTAGCTTTACTTCCATACCTAAAAAGGTTTTAAGTGTGTTTAAAGCGTCTTTTACTTCTTTTTTCATACTTATTTATTATATTGATGATAAATCACTAATTAAAGACTCAGCTTTTTTTAATGCCTCCCTAGCTTTTGAATCTGTTTTTTTTATAGAATTTATTTCATTAGATAAACTAATGTCTAAATCTTTTTCTACATTTTTCATTTTAACTAAAATCTTATCTAATTCCTTTATACCGCTAAGTATCTCATTAGCCGCAGAATTAACTTTAGATTTAGCTCCAGTCTTAAAAGCGTTTAATGCCTCTGTAATTCCTAACTCAACTTTTTGACTTTTAAGTTCAACTCCGTAAACTTGTTCTAATATGCTTTTCATACTTATTAACTATTTAAAATTTAACTGTTACATTTTTAACCTCTTGAGTAGGTGTTTGAACGTTCTGTTCTATTATCTACCTTAACACTTTCTCTTTGATTCTCTGTGTTACCTATGCCT